TGACATGGATCAGATGGCAATGGAAAACTTATGGTCACAAGTGCTCTGCGTCTCGCACGATATCACCGGCCTCAAGACAAAGCTCAACGCCGTGCGTCCGCAATACGCTTTCGTTTTCGGCATCCTTCGGGACGGGCCAGTTTCGCTCTCGTCAAACGAGCGGCACTTTGAACGCTCCGTAACGATCACGGTGCACACCGCGCTTTTCGCAAGTTGACAATTTTCGCGAATTACTATGCCAGCAACCGTCATCACATCATCCGTAGCGTCCGGCGTCGAGTTCGGACTCCTTCAAGAAACTGGGCTTTTGCTCAATTCTTTCTCCCGTTCCGTTCAGTCGGACAAAGCAACCGTCATGGACGCACTCGGCGATACCGTTGCCGTAGCCTACTTCAATAAGTCCGCCACGATCTCGCTTGATGGCGTCATAAATGGCGGCGTTGCATACGAACTCGCCAACGTGCTCACGCTCGCCAACGATACAACGTCCTACGGCGTTTCCGGTGGTGCAGTCATCGTTGACTCCGTCTCCGAAAAGACAGGCGCTGGCACGTTCAAAACGATCACCGTTTCCGCGACTCAATACCCAGAAATCGTCTAAGCAACCTGGCTCATGCCGCTGGCTCCCCGGCTAAAGGGAGCCGCCTTTTTATATACGGACTAAATATATGGACGCAAACAAGAAATTCTTTCACACAATCAACCTCAAGGCCGCTGTCGCACTCGCGACAATGGGCTTCAAGATGAACTTCCCACCGGTCACTCGACTGGTGCGCACCGACGGCAAGGAGTCCACGGAGTTCTGGTTTGAAGGCGAAAATGACAAGGGGCAAGACGCATCGCAAGTTTACCGGCAGATGACCAAAGAAGGCGACGAACTCGAAGCCAAAGACCCAGAGAACCCGCTCTGCTACATCCGCGCCGCATTAGCCAACAGGGACGTTCTTGTAGACATCATTCGCAACACGCCGCGACTGATCGAGATCGAGCACAACGGCAAGCGCATCGCGATCAGCGAGAATGCTTCGGACAAGACGAAGCAAGAAATGACACGATTTTTAAAATGAAAAAAAACAAAGATAACGACCTAGTAAAAGACGACGAAATCCTCCGCATTCAAGCAATGGAAGACGGGCCGAAGAAAGTAAACGGGCGCATCCTGCGACCGATCACGGCGCTTACAATTAGCTGGATGCAACGCAACGAAATTTTCAGCGGCAATATGGATCTCGTATGGAAAGCGGCAGCCTTTGCGTTTCTCCACAGCGAGCCAACAAGCTCGATCCGATCTGTCGTCAATGACCGCGACACGTTCATCAACTCCGTCGATTCTTGGATCGAAAAGAATATGGCGCATCATCTTGAAGTCGGGTCTATGTCGGACGCGATGAACTCCGCTTTTGAGCTTTACAACGCATCGGCAACAGAATCTAAAGCAGGATCAGGGTCGGGAAACTAAATAGCCCCAACTGGCTCGCAGCTTACGTCTTTCGACTCGTTAAGCTGACCGGCTGGGGCTTCTCTCACATCCTAGAAGAGCTTCCGTTCGCGGCAGGGTTGCAGTTACTCCAGGCTGACGATTACACGAACGGAATTCATCGGCCTTGGTCGCGCAATAACGCCAGCGTTGATGTTGACGCTCTCGCCACCATAGAAGATACCCTCGCAAAATATGGCAAAATTCAAATTCGAGAGTGTGAAGTTTGAGCAGATCATGAAGGACTACGCTGAGATACGCGCAGTCACGATTCCTGACGCCGTATCCGTATCTGCTCGTCTTCTTTGTGTCGAACTTGCTAGGCGCACACAACCTTTCGGCGATGACAATAAGGCTAGAGAAACTGGAGAAAAGGCCATCACAGGCGATCTCATTGGAAGAAAGCGACGCGTTGGAATATTCGGAGCTATTGGGCCGGCAATGACTGAAGAGGGCGGGTACTCTTGGTATAAGACTGGCGACAACGTGAGGCTTTTTGTCGGTAAGGATGGGTTTGCTTACGGCACAGAAAAAACAATGTTTCGACCAGATGCTTCCGCAGCGGAAATGCGAGCGTTTCACAAGAAGAATTTCGTAAATGGAAAGGCGTCATCTGCTGGTTCATACACTCGAAATATCGGGCGATGGAAATTTCTTGATAAAATGTTTGTCAGTAAAGAGACGCTTGATGATTACATAAAATCAACAATCAAAAAAGTTGGTATCGCCAAAGCGGGATGGGCAAATTGTGCTCTTCAACTTAAAAAGGTCAACAAAGGCAAGCTGACAGCAGATATCCCGCCTTGGGTGATACGTCACACCGCCGACTTCAAAAATGGGAAGACTGAAGACCTAACATCCGATCCCAAAAATCCTCGCGTGATAATGACAAACACAACGCCGTGGGCAAGCTCAGTAATGACAGAGAGCGAAAAACATACTGCCGTTGGATTTGTTACTTCAAAAATGAAAAAGCAAATCGAATACGCTTTAAAAAAGAGACAAAAAACTCTTATAGAAACTTAAAAAAATGGCCGACGTATCAGTAGAATTTGGAGCAACAGACACAGGGTTATCAGAAACTCTCAATGGCATCCGAGAGAGCATGAAGAACCTGGAGACGCAGCAGAAAACAACTGCTATGTCTACGGATGAAGTTGAAAAATCCTTGCGCGAATTAAAGAAATTGCAAGGCATGGAGAAGCACTTCATGGCTTTATCAGGTGAAACAGAAAAGCTGTCTGAATCTCAAATGGAGGCAAAGCGTGCAAGTGAAGAACTCGCCGCAGCCATGAAAAAAGCTGAAGAAGAGACGAGAGCCTTAGCTGAAGAGCAAAAAAAAGCAGAGTCAATTACTAAAGCTAACCGCACCGCCACGGAAATTTACAATCAAGAGATCGAGGAACTTCAGAAACACTTGGCGGCGGGTCGGATTTCGATGGAGACATTTACTGCCGCAACAGCAAAAGCCGATCAAAGGCTGTCCGCTGCAACTCCACAAGCCAAAGACCTAGGTAATCAGATTGAAAATGTAGGAGACAAAACAAAAAAAGTTGGCGGCATTTTTGATGATGAGTTTAAACGAATGGGTGCAGCATTCACGGTCGGCAATCTTGCCGCTGAAGGCTTCCAGAAAGCTATATCGTTAGCATTCGATGCGGCTAGGGCTGTTGTTAGAGGCTTCTCAGATGCACTTGATCTTGGTGGCAGACTTAGCGAATTATCCTCCCGAACAGGCGAAGCGGCTGGCACGTTGTTGGTATTGGAAACTGCTTTTAAGAACTCTGGATTAGAGGCATCTCAAGTTGGTCAAGTCATAAACAAGTTGCAGAACTTCATGCAAGACGCCACGAATGGTGGAGAGAAACAGATCAATGTGATGCGCGATCTTGGTATTAGTTTTGCCGATCTGGCAGGGAAAACTCCGTCTGATCAAATGGAGGTTTTCGCAAAAAAAATTGCTGCAATCGAAGACCCAACACAACGGGCGGCAATGGCATCCGAGGTCTTTGGAGAAAAGCTAGGCGGGAAACTTCTTCCGTTGCTTGTTGATTTCTCAGGCAACATTGATGATGCAAGAAATAAAGTCGGATCACTTGAGCAAGTGATGAATGAAAATGCTGCTACATTTGATAAATTTTCAGAAAGCATTGATGCGATAAAGGGCAAAATGGCGGCTTTTTCTGCTGGCATTTTAAGCGAAACAGTTCCGGCACTTCAAGAGCTTGGATCAGAAATGGAAGGGGTGGACGCAACTGGGCTTGGAAAAGTTATTGGGCAAATATTAAATCCAGCAATTACTGATCTGACAAAGAACATTACACTTGCTTCCGATATTTTAGGAATACTAAAAAAAGCCGCATCGGATGCTGGATCTGGTTTAAAAGACCATTCAGAACAATTCAAGGAGGGGGCAACTGAAGCAAATAAATATTTACAGGTTCTTGCCGCCTTATTGCCTGGAGGACTAAACCCGCTTGGGCTTGGTCTTAAAGCTGTAGCGAATGTATCCAACGAGGCAACAAAGGAGATGAATGGCGTTGCCACAGCGGCAAATGATGCTCAACCAGCATTAGCCGCGCTTGGAGATAAAGCAACTCAAGCTGGAGATAAGGTAAATACGGCATTCACGCTGACAGCCGATTTAAAGCCAGAGCTAGATTCTATCGGTAGCGGATGGACTGATGTTTCAAATCAAATCCAAACAGGAAATTCGTTGCTTGAAGGAACAGGGGCGGCATTCGGGGCAATAGCTCAAAGCACGGAAGAGCAGGCCGCAGGACTTGGTGGAATCAACGAGCAATTGACCACTAGCGAGGCATTGAACAAGTTGATCTTGGACTTAGTTGGTAAGACCGCAGATAAAGAAGCTGACGCCGCTGCTAAAGCTGCGCAAAAGGCCGCAGACCAAGAAAAAGCCAATGCGCTAAAACAAGAGGAGCTTAATTTCCAGCTTTCAATAGCCGAGGCGCAAGCCGCTGGCGATACAGAACGAGTAGATGCTCTTACAGCGCAAAAAAAATATGCAGAGGATATTCAAAAAGCATTAGCGGCAGGACTTAATCCAGAACAGGCGGCATTGTTCGCTACCAACATGGGCATCGCCGCAGCAAACTCGGCAAATATCAAGCAATACGACAAAGACGGAAATCAGTTGTTTTTCAAGGCGGCAGAGAATGCTTCCAAATTGAATGAAAGCCTTAAATCCGCAACAGGATTTGCGGATACGCTGTCTAAAATGAAAGAGATTGAAGCGATGAATAAGGCGCAGAATAGCGCAAAAGCAGCAAGAGATGAATTGATGGCAATGGATAAATTGCTTGGAACTGATCTCGCTCGAAAGAGTTTCCCTGATCTCGTAAAAGAACTAAACATTGGAAAGATAGGGATGACAGGAGAGGAACAAATACGGGCAGTTGTTAAATATTTTAATGGCATCAAAACTGATCTGTCTAAAAGCCCGATTGATTCTAAAAAAGGGCAAGAGGACATCTTGAATTTAGTGAAATTTTTTGGTGGAAACCCAATGAAAGCGGATCTTGTGATAAATCACACCGAAGCCAAAAAATCAACTGATACTGCATTTTCAAAAGTCGAAACAAAGCTGGATGCAGAAAAGAGTGTGAAAGGTATTCGAGACTCCGTGAAAGACGGCATCGAGCTTGACGTTGCCGCGAAGTCGGGCGCATCGGCAATACTTGAAACAATAAAAGGTTTTGTAGAAACGATCAAAACCACCGTCGAAACACTTGAGCGGAAACTACCCGTCGCAGCATTAATTTAATATGAGCTACATCCACTATGGAAAAGATGGCTGGATTCTCCAGCCTAATCGCAAAATCACAAATTGGGCGTCAGGGCTTTGCATGATCGAAGAGGAATACATTTGTGCGAACAAAAACGTTGACTACAATTATTTTCAAGCCGGCAACTTGATTGAAGATTCAACTCCCTGTATCGACGGAGCTTATATTTTCACGGCTCCAAAATACACCGACATGGGGAATGGTTTTATCAAGGCGACGATCACGGCTTATGGCCGGAGCAACGCAAACGGCTCGGTCGATAGCGTTGCTGGGCCGTCAACGATTGAGTTTTACGCATATGAAGCGTCGTATAGTTTTCTTGAAAATGTTGTTGTATCTGAGGAAATAAAATTAGGATCAATACCCGTTGTAAAATCATTACCTATCATAAAAAAAGTAATTCCTAAAAACTCATTCCCACCTAGTGAGGTTCCGTCCGGAACGGTTGGTCTATTTGATACTGAGGGGAATGATATTGCAGAAAAAGTTTTTAAGCCTTCCGATTTCAACTCTATTACGCCAAGCAATTTCCATGGTGATTTTTCTGGCGTTAAATTAAATAACAGATTCACAATATCAAGATTTGACTCAGTTAATTTCGGCAATTTTAATGAATTAACGATGCAATATATTGACGCATCGGGCAAACAATATATGCCAATCAACGAAAGCGGAGATGCGCAAGACGTCCCGTTTTACAGAAAGGAGGCTCCAACTTTTCGTCAATTCAATTCTGCCGCCACGAGTGGGAATGATGTAATTTATTTCGATGTGCGAGAGTCTTACACTTCTGGAAATTATTTACTAGAAACAGCGACGCTAACATCGTTGGAATTAAATAATGCAAAACAGATCTCAGTTTTAGTTACTGACCAAACAAATGCGACAATATTTTCAAGTGTATTTTCCAGCGTCAGCGTATTACAAAATTTAGGCGCATTGTCTAATGGGACGTATGGTGTCGTGCTTTCTGCCACAAACGAATACGGCACAGAATATAGATACGGATCATTTGAAATACCGATTATATGAGTGACGACCCTCCGATCAATTTCGACGACCTAGTTAAGGCCTCTAAAAAATCCACTGCGGAGGGATACCCCTACCAATTAAGCTCAAAAGATTTGATGCGCAATTTTGTATTTGCGACATTACAAGTTGATCCCGATTACATCGAAGCTGCTCAAGGCTTGGGGGGATATCCGGCGCGAAAGCTGAAACCACCACTCCCACCAATACCATCAGAACAGTCCGTCCTAATTGCAATAGATGGCGCTCCCATATGGCTGTCCGCTCCAACTGCCGGAACATATGTGCTAGGATCCGTGACCGGCTCAATCACTTGGGTGTCAACCGAGGAATGCCCATGACACTAGGCCGAACACCAGAAGGCGCGATCAAGATTAAAAAGGACGACCCGCTAGGCCTTCGCGCTGTGAATTGCGCGTGTTGCAACACGTGTGGGTGCGAAAAATCGAGTGTAAATGCGATATTAAAAGAAGTTTTAGATAATGCGACAAGCGGAACAGCCGATGGTTTATCAAATTCATTATGGTATGTTTTTAGCCCAAATAATTGGATTGCACTTTGGTTAATTCCTCTAGATTTTGGAAACATTTTTTATAGTGCCTACTACAATAATGGATGCTTTGCATTTGAAGCTGAAGGAACGGGCTTTGGATATTTAACAACGGGAACCATTGAATGCCCTCCGCCATTTGGCGATGATTATACATACGAAGAAAAAACTTATACATTAAACGGGTTTTCATTTCCTTGCGTTTCAGCTATGCAAAAAAATCCGCCGAGTCCAGAAACCCCTTTTCCTCCGCCAACTTTTGTTTTTGCGTGATACTCCCATCACACATTGCCGAGCGCATCGATGAGATTCGCAAAACAGGCACAGGTAGATTTGGCATGGCAACATACAGTTTCGCTCGCGCAGGCTTCGCCACCACGCCACCCGAAGCACTCGCCACCCGCGAAGCCACCTGCCGCGCGTGTCCCGAATGGGACGCCACCGCTTTAAACAACACGGGCCGTTGCCGCAAGTGCGGGTGCTCGACTTGGGCAAAACTAAGAATGGCAACCGAGCGTTGCCCGATAGGAAAATGGCAATCTGTTGACAAAACCGACAAGTAAATGGCACGCGACCTATTTATTGACATGACAAACCGCAGGCTTGCTACGAGCCTGACGAATTTCACTCCATCAGCTCCGCCGCGCTTTGTGAAGGGCGACAATGGCCCGATCAACCTGTATTTTCTGGAGGCGACGGGCAACATTTCAACGCCGTTTAGCGTAGTCGATATGACCGGATCGAGCGTAAAATTTGGCGTAGGAACTCGCACGGGTGTGCCGACAAGTGGAACATTTACGCTCTCGTTCGGTGGTGAAACGAGCGGATCCATAGGATATAGCGCAACTGCCGGCGCGATCTCGTCCGCGCTCAACTCGCTTTCAGCAATTACGAGCATCGGAAAAGTGTCTGTTGATGGTTCGATGGGGAGCAATTTCATTATTTCGTTTAACTCCGCTGGCACTCGAAGCGCGATCACAGCGGACGTATCGCACCTGATTCCTACCGCATCCGCACTCATTGACGAGCGACTAGCCGGAGATGCCACAACGAACGAAATCCAAGAGTTGCAACTACGCCTTGCGCCTGCTGCATATCAACCGACTTGGACTGACGTGGGCACGGCGGTGACAACTAGCATCACTCAAACAATAACAGGTAACAGCTCGACTAATGCAGTTCAGAAAATCTCATTTTCAAGGACTCCCGCGCAAGGTTCTTTTAGCATTACCGTTCCGACCTACTCTGTAAATATCAATTCAATTTTAACCAGCGGACTGATTTTCTCAACTGACAACCACGGTTTAGCGCAAGACCAAGTTGTTACATTGACTGGCTTTAGTGCCATTACTGGCTACACTCAGGGCACGGAATACTGGGTCAGGTCAATCTATTCTGCAACAGGATTCTTCTTGGGGACAAGTTTGAACTCCGGCATAATTTCAAACGGAACGGCAACGACATCGGGGTCAAGCGTATTTGCAACGATCTTGCGGCAGACGTCGCCGATAGCATCAAATTGCAATGCCGCTGACATTCAGTCTGCTTTATTTGCACTCGATTCGATTGGGTCAAACAACGTAACCGTGGAGAGCCTAAATGACTTTTTCAACGTGACCTTCATAAATCGGAAATCAGCATTCAATATGCCACTAATGCAAGCGACGTCCGGCTTACTTGCAAACCCAGCCAAAACCGCTTCCGTAAATTTCAATACGTTCGGCGTGCGCGATTATTTGGAAAACAGCACATCGGTTGCGGCTGATATTGAAATAGAGCTAACCACAGCAGGAGAGCGCAACACGATCATTCTTCAACCATGCACGCTTGCCGAGGAACTCATCACCCAAAGCTCGATTGGATAATGGACAGCCACGCTTTCCATACATTCGTCGGAACGTCCGCGCCCGCTGCCGCCGTTCTGATCTCGTTCTCCGAAGTCGAAGCATGGCTTCGCATTCTTTCGCTTTTGATGGGAATTTGCATCGGTGCAGTTTCGTTGTATAAAATGACTCGACCTAAAAAACCATGAAAACACTACTCGCAAAACTCAAAGAGCCGTCCACCATTCGCGGTATCGCCATCATCGGCGGCGTTGCCGGTCTTAGCCTGGAGCCTGCAAAGTGGGACGCAATCGGCGCAGCAGTTGCCGCCATTCTTGGACTTATCGAAATCTTCCGAAAGGAAAAATGAACGCCAAACAAATTGCGCTTTGGATGATTTTGTTATCCTTCGTTTTTTTAGGGATGGCGCTTTTGACTTCATGTGCTGGATTCAATAATCCGGCGGTATGCCTCAAAACGGATTACGGCACATTTTGTTACGAATTACCAGACATCCAAGGCTTGAAAAAATGACGTTCGACGAACGCAGCGAGATACAGCTTACAACGCTTCACCCCGAAGCTCAAAAGGCCGCCCGCGCCTTTTTAGGCGTTGCAAAGGTCATCGCTGCAAAGGTCGGCTGCGACGTTAAGATCATCAGCGGCACTCGATCGTATATGGAGCAAGATGCGCTCTATGCAAAAGGCCGCACAACCCCAGGGAAGAAAATCACGATGGCGCCTGCCGGCCATTCAAATCACAATTTCGGCATCGCTTTCGATATCGGTATTTTTCGCGGCAAGGAATACTGCGGAGAGCATCCGCTGTATAACGAGCTAGGCACACTCGGCAAAAGCCTTGGCCTTGAATGGGGCGGCGACTGGAAGTTCGTTGACGAGCCGCACTATCAACTACGTCCGCATTGGGCGAAGGGCATGACCGAACGAGAAATGCTCGCCATCTTACGCACTAGAGTATCTAAAAAAATAGACATACTTGCTTGAAAAAAAAGAGACAACCGACGGTTGAATCAGAGCGCACGGAAGCACTCGCGGAAGCGAAGCGCATCCTGTCGGAGCATTACGACTGCGGGTTTACCATCGTATCATGGGAACAAGGCGGGGAGACGATGCACGGGGAGTTTGTATTTGGGAACAAATACGCCGTCGAAGGACTAGCTGGCGATTCTTTCAGCATTTTATTTCCAGACACCGAAGAAGAGGAGGAGGACGAAGAAGCATGAAAATGACGCTTGAATACGACGAAACAGAGCGATACGAGCACGAGGTTGCCTGTAAGGCTCTTGATATTTTGATCCTAGTGGATGACATAGACCAAGAACTTCGGAGCGCTCTAAAGCACGAAAGCGGAGAATTTGCAAAACTCGACGTGGAAACTATGGAGGCAGTCCGCGCTTGGATATGGGAGCAACGAACCAGCCGCAATATCCCAGAACTAAAATGAAGGGATGGAAAAAATGGATGGCAGTCGGATGCTCTCACGGCGATCAAATCGACCCAGATGCACGCAAGGCCGTTCTCATGTTCAAAGACCGATGGAAGCCCGACACGACGATTCACCTGGGTGACTTCCTAGACCTAGCCGCTTTCCGTTCTGGAGCTATCTCCGACCCGAACTCAAGCGACCGCGCGGCCAGCATCTCGGACGATCTTTCAGCCGGTATAGACTTTCTTCACGAACTTCGGCCACAGCATATTTTATACGGGAACCATGAAGCCCGGCTTTACAAGCTCGCGTCTTCGCCTAACGCGCTTGCGGCTCACGCCGCTACGCTCACCATTCAAGCCATCGAAAAGACCGCAAAGGAACTAAAGGCGAAATTATACCCGTATCATATTCGTAGCTTTTACGAACTCGGTGGATGCAAGTTTATCCACGGTTATATGTATAACGTGCAAAGTATCAGGGATCATGCGGAGACATACGGGCAATGTGTATTAGCGCACCTGCACCGCGTAGGATGGGAACGCGCACGCACGCTTGACGGGCCTAGCGGGTATTGTGTCGGTATGCTGGCGCGTTTCGATATGGAATATGCAAGCACACGAAGGGCGACATTCGGATGGTCGCAGGGCTTCGCTTACGGCTATTACAAAGACAATTCAATAAACATCAACCTATGCGAAAGACGACAAAACAACCCTTGGCTATTGCCGCTGTAAACAAAGCGTGGGAGGCTTTTTACAAGGTCTCAAAGCACGAGAGCGAGGCTGATCTTGAAAAACAGGGGTGGAAGACTGCCCGCGCTATTGCAGGTGAGACTAAGTCAACCATCGCCGCAACAAATTCACGTTTGGAAATTGCGATTAACAAAGCTCAGATTGAGTCAAAAAAAGCTAGAGTAATGACGAAGCAAGGACTCCGCGAGGTAAATTTCTTTCGACCGATTGTAAAATAAAAAAGCCCGCAGAGGCGCATGGGCATTGGTTGCGCTCATTTGTAAAGACTTTTCCCAAGAATTATTTTCGCACTTCGCGAAAATTTTTCTTTTCATTTTGAAGGGAATGAAAGAATGTTTGCCCATCGAAAGCGAAGACCGCTAACGAAGAAACCAAAAACAGAAAACCAAAAATGAAAATCAAAGACCTAGAAATCGGGACAAAGTATCAAAAAGCAGATGACTCAAGCATCTGGATTAAAACTGGCAAAACAGTTTCAAAGCGTTTTGGGACTACTCAACATTCACTTCGCCACGACCGTCGCATTAAGTGCGTCGTCATTAAATAATTTTTATATATGGAACCACTCACATTTCTCGCCCTATTCGGAATTTGCACAACTTGTGCATTCATCGCCGGATACTTAATCGGCAACATCAAAGCCACCTGCGAGTCAGAGCAGACTCGCAAATGGTGGATGAACCGCCAAATCAAACGGGAGCGCCGCTAGTGACCGCTGAAGAGCTACATGACGCGGAATGCACCTTCACCCGCGCACTTCTGTGCGGGATGATACAACAGGCAGTTGCCGACCTGCAAAGCGAGAAGGTATTTTTGAGCCGTCAACTAAACGAGCATCAAGAACTCGACCGCGAATCAGCGATCCACTTCATCAAAAGCAAAGCATTCCAAGGCATATGCGACGTTCTCGCTTTGCCAGCCGACAAAATAAAAACAAGAGCTTTAAAAAATGATACTCTCACTAGATCCAGGAACGACGCACACCGCATTCGTGCAATACGACCAACAAAAGATTGTTGATCACGGTCACCTTCCCAATGCCGAGATCCGCCAAGTGCTCATCGGTCGCGAATACGACCGCTGCGCCTGCGAAATGATCGCATCTTACGGCATGGCTGTCGGCTCCAGCACCTTCGAGACCTGCGTATGGATCGGGAGGTTCATCGAGGTGGCACGAGTGGACGTGGAACTAATTTTCAGAAAAGACATCAAACTTTTTCTCTGTGGAACCATGCGAGCCAAGGATGCCAACGTCCGCCAAGCCTTGCTCGATCTCATCGGGCCGCAGGGAACAAAGAAAACCCCAGGCCCGACTTATGGAATTAAGTCGCACACTTGGGCGGCACTAGCTGTGGCCGTTTACGCAGCAAATTCAAGATGAAAGCATTTACATCAAATAAAGATGATTATTGGTATTATAGCATATATAATACTAGCTCAGATATAAGTGATGATTTTATATATTTAGCTACAACATCATTGCTAATTCAACATGATTCGATTGTTGAGAGGATTAAATGCTCTAGTTATTCATTGAAAAATGAAAATGATTTTAGGTTTTTGGGAAATTTTTTAACTCCATTAAATTTTGAAGAGCAGTTAGGATTAATTAAATGCGCAATAATAGCATTGCATCAAAAGGGATTTGCTCGTGAAAATTTATATTTAGAAGAGATTCTATTTCTTTCAATGCAATGCAATTTAGAGTGCTTAATTGATATCAATGAGGATTCTTACGATGCCTTATTATGGAAAAAAACTTTAAATACAGGGACATTAAAGGAATGCTTAAAAAACATTGATGAGATTTTTTGCGATTTAGATTTTGAGCTTTTTATTCCTACGGTTGATTCTATTTTTAATGCCAAAATAGAATTAAAAGCATATGCAGACATTGACCCAATGAGCTATATTAGTGATTATGGTAGATATGTAGACCACCAAGCAAGCAAATTTATTGAAGTTAAGGAATTTAACAAAAAGATTATTGAGTCAAACTCAATAAATAAATACAAAAAAGAAAATGGATATGTGTATTGTATTGGAGAATCAAACGGGCATTACAAAATTGGCCTAACAAAAAGTAGCCCGATAAAAAGATTGAAAGAAC